AAGTCAATACAGCGTCTCTGGCAGAAATATCTACGCCATCAACAGTTTCTGAACCAGACATGACTATGTTACCAGTCATCGTGCCACCAGCTTTTGGTAAAGCAGCGGTCGCTGTAGTTGTAGTAGAAGTTAAAACAGCGTCCCTTGCTGCAATATCTACACCGTCAACCGTGCCACCGACAGTTAAGTTTCCAGCAATGTCTGCGTTTGTACTATTATCTTCTATGACAGCCTTGGATGCAGGTAATGTACAAAATACATCTTTTGTACCTGATCCAAAATCAACAGCAGCATCACCGTTGGAACTTGAAATAATTGCTGTACGTGAAAGGGTATCAGGTGAGGCATCAGTAACTGTACCTACACCTATCTCAAAAGCAGAACCACCCTGTGCCTGAATACAATAGTAAGTTGTATTACTATTGCCTATTCCTGCTACAAAAGTTTCAAAACCAGTTTCAGCTCCAGCAAGGTTAATTGTACCCGTGCCTGTGCTTGTGGTCGTCTCTTTGACTCTATCATTTACGACGAAGGCCATTTATAGTCCTCCTATCCTAATCTGATGAGCTCTGATCCGCCGCCAGCTGTAGGGAATTGAATTGTAAATGTTCCGTTGGAAGCCGTAAAATCACCACCAAACGCTAACACAACAACAGCATCATTAGTTGGAGCACCACCATCTTGTCTATAAATTAATGCACCATTCGCAGTGAATGAAGCAGAAGTCCAAGATATATTAGAAAATGTTGCATACGCCGTGCTCACACTAGCGCCACCAGCAACAGTTTCACCAGTTAGTTCTTTACCTCCTGCTGTGTAAGCAGTTCCTGATGAGTTTGTTACTTCATTTGATGTTGAATACGCAGTGGTTGTAGCTCCTAAGTTTGCTGAAGAAGTATAAAGCGCAATGTAATAAGTGTGACCACCATCTAAATCGTGGTTACCTTTTAGTAATTCTTGTTTGAACACATTACAAACTGCTTGGTTAATTGCCATACTTTTCTCCTATTAAGGGTTTGCAGATGGTATAGGAATACGTAATGACCCATCCCTAAACTCATCTCTTCGTTTTTTACCTAATTGTTCTTGTGCAAGTTGTTGAATAGCCTGATTGTAAGACTGTTCGTAAACTTGTTGGTCTTGTGGAGCTTTCAAGAACTTAAAAGCTTCACATAAGCAGGCATACAAAATAACATTAGGAGCATTTACGCTGACCCATGTTTTGGTGTTACTACTTGATAAGCCTGTTGGTTTTTTAGTAATACCTATCTCAAATTTATACACTGCATTGGGCGTAGGTGCAACGACTATTGTACCCATGTCCCAGTTTGCATAGTATCTAGGTTTGGCTGATGACCCCACTTCTGGAGTATCATAATACTCAGCCAAGAAATCTTGATCGACTCTAACCAGATCAAAGCGTGTTCTAGGAGATGTGTCTGTGTATAAAGTTACATACCTGATAGTCGCTATATCACCTATTTCAGGTTTACTGGGGTCTGTTGAGCTGTATCCAGGTAGTCTTACAAATCTGTTATTAGCTGCTGTATTACCATTTACATATATGTTGTTGTCATTAAGCTCAACATCTCTAAATATTCTGTGTTCAGCATGTTCGATAAAATCATTGATAATAGTATCTGTTAAAACCTGATTATCGGTTTCTGTGTAGTCTCTAATCTGTGTTACTAATTCTGCGTATGTTGTCATCCTAATAATGTAACTGGTCCAACTGAGGCCAGTCTCCCTCCAAACTTTCTTATACCACCACTTTCAAAGTATTTAAACCCTTTACCTCCAGCAGCTTCAAATTGATTTATATAGGTAGTTCTGTCATCTATTAATAGTTTGTTTGCTCCACCATAAGGGCCTTTATTGAAATTTGTAGCATAGTTTCTAGCTGCTGGTGCTCTAGCTCCTGTTAAATTAGCATCTACCCACGCATTTTTTTGAGCAGTCATACCGGATGAAGTAGTAGAAGAAAGTATTTCATAAGAACCATTCTTAGATATAACTAGATCTACCAGCGCATCTGCTTCAGCTCTTTTCCCTAAAGTTTGAAAATAGGTGCCAGATGCAGCTACTGCTGCAGCTTCAATTGCAGGAGACATATCATACCAGTCTCCTCCTGAGTCTAATAGACCAATTGATGTAGCATAGGCTGCCACTGCTTGATAATATTCTGTAAGAGTTCCATCCAAATCTATATACACTGTGGTTACTCCAGGATTGCAATTAGCTGTCAACCAGGCTTCTAAAATGTCGTTTGGACTAAAAGAAAAATTATCATCATCTATTTTTGTAACTTTATGGCCTGGTGCATAATTAATATCATGATCCTGTATGTGTGAAACTTCAGGATAAGGAGGAAAGTGTGACTCAACTTTTCTAAATCTAACAATATCATTGGTTGCAAAACCATGACCTGGATCATTTACATTTACAACTATACTGTCTCTAACTCCTGCGCTTAAATTATCGAAAGGTAATATGTGTGCAACAGGCGGTTCTACTCTATCTGGTCTGGCGTTTTGTATACCTTGTGAATCACCTTTTTGTGTTTTTGGTTCTAGCTGTGGGTGTTTTGGCTCATACTCGGAAACATGTACAAAAGAACCATTCCATTCTTTTCGCATTTCTTTGTATGGAAAAGCCATACCACTTCTATCTGAAATAGCTTTTGATTTTTTACCTGATGCAAAATTAGACATTTGGATAGTACGCCTGTGGAGTTATGTATGTGCTTGAAGAAGAGCCATCTTCGGTTAAGGCTCTATTTAACTCATCTTCGTAGTACATTTTAAGTTGCTGTGTTAGCTCAGGTTGTACTTTTTGACTTAGATAAAACGACAAACCTGCCACCATACATGGAACAAATCTGTAAGGAACGTCAGCTGTATTACTATAACCACCTACGTCTTGAATTCTTTTTACAAAATAAATAGCCAAATGTTTAGCTGCTGCTGTGGTATCAGGGGTTGGATATACCGTAAGCATAGTCTTATCGGAAAATCTTTGTACATAGTATTGTGAAGGTGCGCCTTTTGACAATTTGTTTGATAAACCAGAATATGTAGATCTATTTATTTTAGTAAGAGCGGAATCACTTTGAGTTGTTGTAGCTCTGTTGTCTCTTAATGCTGCCTCCAAAATATCATCAACTCCATATATACCATTTGTAGGTGCTGTAGTTGCACTTGTTCCATCATCAGCGCTTCTGAAAAAACTGTATTCAGCTTGTCCTTCAACTAAATCTATGCTGGTTTTATCTATTTCCCAATAGTGTAAACCTCTGTTAGCCCACTCTTGAAACATGATATTTAAAGAGCGTCTTGCTGATTTTAATTGATAACCACTTACTGATTTAACTCCAACTCTGTCATAGGCTTCTTGTATGACATCGTCAATTAAGAAACCACTTTCAAAAGTAGTTGTACCTGATGTTGCCATCTAACCTCCTAGTTGAACGTAATAGTAACGCCGCCAGTAGTTGTTAAATCTAAAAACACACCATTTTTAAATTTTATACCGCTACCAGGAAAATAGATTTGTAGTCCCTCTGTATCAAACTTAAAAGTATGTGCTGTACCTGCTGCAGAAGTATTGTCATAAAGTATAACAACACAGTTACTTCCACCTTTTGCTTGTAAAGAAGTTACTCTACAAGGTCCTGTTACTAATTGTCCGTCAGCTGCTAGATGCGCCGTCTTCTGGTCCGATGTGAATGATCCACCACCTGCCATAATCTTGTCCTCCTAAATTTGTGGGGCCGAAGCCCCACAATTAATTAATTAATCTTACGATTCTTTAGCAAAAATTCCTCTAACGTCAGTAACCTGCCATGCACCTGTTTCTTCAAAAGAAGCAAGAACAACATAGTCACCTTGTTTAGAAGTAGCTTTTGTATTGATTAAGTCTTTATTATCTACTTTGGTTCCTGCATAAGCAATTCCATCGTTAGCGTTTGGACTTATTGTTAATGTGTTGGTACCGTCTTCTGCAGTGTTTACAAATTTGTAAACCTCTCCAGTAGCAATTGCCGGTAAAGTAAATACAACTCCATCAGTTGCACTTACAAAAGTTTTTCCTGAGTCTGTAGTAGCAACGACAGTGTAGTTTGAACTTTTAGTTTCAATATTTACACCCTCTTTACCTTCTAGTACTGGACCTGAAAAAGTAGTTTTAGCCATGATATAATCCTCCTAGTTTACGTTAATATAGTCTCTAGGCCGTCGACTGCGCGCGTCTATATTAACTATTTTATCGCAGTATTGTGACTATAAACTTTTAATATCTTATTTGCAAATAAAAAGGGGCGCCGAAGCGCCCCTCTAAATTGGTTTGTAACCTTACGATTACGCGCCTGGAGATCCGAAGATACCTCTAGGATCAGAGAAGCCGAAGCTGTATCTTTCCCTAGCTTTATATCTAACGTTACCAGTTTCAAAATCGCCTTCCATGGCAGTTTTGATTGGCGCACGAACCATGTGTTTTAGACCGTTAGGAACATCCGTCTTAATGAAGAATGCATCTGGATCAGTTAGGAAGTTGTTTACCACATATCCTTGTGGGATCATTCCTTTAGATGCCAATGCATTGATGTCATTGTCAGCTGTTCCAACTCTATTAGCAGATTTCATGATTCTTTCAGCTGCGAATTGTAGCTCTGAAGGTATAATTAGTTTCATACCTCTAGCAGCAATTTTTAAGCCTCTTTCATCAGTGAACTGTCCGATGTCGATCAAAGCTTGCTCTAAAGATGTTTCAGAAAGGTCAGCAGATACTAACAATTCGTTAACAAATTTACCAGCAAGAGTCGGGTGACCAGCTGATCTACCAGCAGTTTGTCCAGAACATAGAGATGCTCCGTCACCACCAGCCTGTGCAGATGAGTCGAACGCGTTGTTCAATACTGCAGCAGCCTTTACTTGCTTAGTTTGAGCCATAGATCTTGCTAGTGCCTTAGTATAACGTGTAGAAATTTTGTCGTACAAGTTATCTTCAATCGCTTCTTCAGTAATTGAGAACGCGAGAGCAATTGTCTCGTGTTGATATCTTGCAGTGAAAGTTTCTTGCGCGTTATCATAAGATACAGCTTGACCTTCTGACTTGACGCCAGCTTTGTCGAAACCAGATAACATTACTTCTTCTTCAAAAGCTCTGTCACTGTTTTCAGTATCAAAGATTTCTGCGTGTTGGTTCTCGTAGTTTTTATACTCAAGTCCGAATAATGCATTCAGACCTGGCTCAAGCTCTTTAGCGAGCTGTTGTCTTGATATAGCCATATTATAATCCTCCTGCTATTCTTATGCGTATAAATGATTATCAATTAACACTGTATAGACTGTGTTTGCTACACCTACCTCATTACGACCTTCTTTAGTTGAGAAGCCAGTAATCATCATAGCCACAGGAGTAGGACTTCCGCCTATACCACTAGTATCTAGTTGATATCCACTTACACCGTTGTTAACACCGTCTGTGTCTACTTCATAGTTAGCTGTTAAGCCAACGTTTGTTTGAGCAGATACAGCAGATCCACCAGCGTCTCCTTGAATTTCGAAGACTTGATATGGATCGTCATACACAAACGCGGTTGCCGCTTGTGATGCCGGTACATTGTTTCTAAATTGCGGTTTTCCATCCGAGTCGTCGTAGTTAGCTCCCCAGAAAACTCCACATGCTGCAGCTGATGCGCCGCATTGTGCAATAACACCAGAGCCTAGGGCTACTGGGTCACCTTGGAATATAGCGTCGTTTGTGACTTTATATTCGCTCATTTTCTGAGATGGTCCACTACCGATTTTACCAACTGGATTTAAACCAAAAGGGGCATTTAAGTTTGCCATATTGTTTTCCTCCTTAAAGGTTTGTTAGTTAATCGGCGGGTAGGAAATATCTAAAAAGCTATTTCTTTGTACCACCAAAAGTTACACGAGTCTGCCTCTCTTGATTGATCGGCATACTTGGGTGCTGTTCCTTCAAGACATCGTTTTCTAAAGCTTCATCACGATCTTGCGTTATTTGATTATAATACGCTTCACGTTGCTTTGCGAGCTCTTCGGGTATCCTTGCCAGCACAAGGCCACCAACTCCTATGACACCTTCATACTTACCTGATGTTACCGTCGGATAATTTTGACTAGGATATTCATCAGCTCTGACAAATTCCCAACCAGATCTCAACTTACCGTTTATGTTTTTTGAGTCGTCTTGACCCATAGACTCGGCGCGTATCCATCTTTGTCTATATCCGTCTGGTGCAGGCGGTGCATCTAGTGATGATGGGGGAGTCCATACTTTAGGCTTTTCAGTTTTAGCCCGAGTTTGACTCGCGCGAGTGGTCTTCATGTTTTCTTTTTCCATATGCTTAGCCCTCCTTCGCGATTAATTGTTTCGCATATTCTTCAAGTGGCACACCTAATCGTTTAGAAATAGCTACC